TATTGTTGCAACTTTCGTTCAACTTGTCGTTCTTGGTTGGTCTTTGGCCGTCATTTCTTGGTCGTACTATAACCCGAATCCCGTAAGGCAAATTGATACGACCTTCGCCGCAGGCTTGCTTTCGGGCGTCTTAACGCAATTTGGAATTGACCTGAAAAGTAAAAATAATGACAAAAAAAAGTTGCAGGGTAAAGTAGATATAGTAGACAATAAAAACTCGAAAGTAGGTATCAAATGAAAAAATTACTTCCTATTTTATTTTTGCTTCCTTTGCCATTACAGGCAGGCTATGTTCATAAAATTACGGCGTCCGCGCAAGGTGTGGTTGATGGTAGCTATTCGCAGGCAAAGCGCATTGGTTCGACCTATTCGATGAGTTCAACAGGGATAACCGCGGGAACAATGGGGCATTTAGATTCGCCCGCACTTGATAATAGTTCAGTATTGACAGGCGTGGCCGCTACTCACGGAACAGGAAGCTACACACAAACCACGGCTGGCGCCGCAACGAGTTTTTCGGAATCATTTATTCAAGGGGATGCGGTAGTAACAACAGCAAGTGTTTCTTCTGGCGTTGTTTCTTCTTTACCAGTAACAGGCGACACAATCACATATTCAGGCGGGTCTAATACAGGGCAATCAATCGGAATCACTTCTGTTGCAGGCGGAACTATAACATTAAGCCCCGGCGCAGCGGGTTCAAGCGTTACAGGTTCAATAACAAGTTCTATCGAAATAGATTAATGCGGCGCTTATTTATAAGCCTTTTTTTATTGTCCAGTTCACCCTGTTTTGCTATTCCTGTTATTCCAAATTTTTCGGCCGGAAGTTCCATTTCTCGAACAACAAGTTCACAATCAACACGGGAAATAATTCAATCTTATTCTTACTCTACTGGCTACCAATACACAACAGGCGGAACCAATGTCGAAGCGGTCACGGCAGGCGGTTCAATCAGCCCTGAAGCTATTGCAGGGGCAACACAAACAATCAACGGCGTAACATCTACAACGACAGGAATAAATTTATCTACTAAGCCAGAATGGAAGCAATCGACAGCAGGCGCGGCAACTCAATTTCACGAGTCATATATTGGGCCGGGTCTTAATTCTTATGTTCATATTGACCGCACCATTGAAGTCCAATCTGTAACTGAATCAACGTCCACGTTTACGCAATGATAAAAAAATTAAAAATCGCAGGCGCAATATTATTTTTTTCTGTTCAGTTTCCAAGTTACGCAAATACCAATATGACAAATAATCCGGTCAGTAATAGTTCTGGAAGCGTTACCAATTTAGGCGTAATGAATATGCCGACAAGACAATTTCAAAATCAAGTCGGCGGGCAAACTGTAGTATGTCAATCTGATACATTAGTCATCCAACCATTCGTCACTTCATCGGCTTCATTTACAAAACCTTATCAAGATTTTTATCTTGACCCCATATATTCAGTAAAAGATACAGAAGGCGCTACAGATGCAAACGGCGTGACAATAGGCGATGGCGACCCTGACAATCCCGGCCAAATTATCGGATATAAAACCATAAGAACAGCGCAAAAAGACACATATAATATTTCGCCGGGAATCAGTTTATCTTGGAATATTTCACTTGATCGAAAAGCGGTTAGGTTATGCCGCGAAGCACAACAAAGACAATCAGATTTAATACAGGCAAGAATAAACGACAATATGTACGCGCTAGAACTCGGACGATTGAAGACGTGCGGCGATCTTTTATCTAAAGGTTATAACTTCAAAAAATCTTCAAAATATTATAAATTATGCGAAGATGTCGAATTGACAAATCCAAGCAATACTTTAATTAATCATCAACATTCTTTGAAAGAAGTTTCTGTTTCTTCAAACGAGAAGAAGAACTGAATTTAGTTCCTGATTTTTTGCCAATTAGTTTTTTTGCGCGATTTATAAGTTGCTTGAATATTGGCTTAAGAAGTCTTGTCAAAAAAGGCGTAGCAGTTGCGGCGGATGTTGCGACAATAGTCACTACTAGGGTCGTGGCGACTACAGAAGACGATGGAAGGTATTTATCGACAAAATCAGTTTTTTCCCAAATCTCGACACATTTTCCGTCTATTACTTCAAACCCAACAACTTTTTCCTGTGCTTCTGCATTTCTTACATCGTTAAGCCTGAATTGTTGGTCTTTCGCAGGGCAATCAATTTCTTTTTCTTTGATTACGTTATTGTCATTATTTTCTTTTGTTTTTGGAATTTCTGGCGTTTTTATATTTGGTATTTCTGGCGCTTCTGTTTTGGTGTTTTGTTTTGGTGTAATTATTTTTGCTGACGGCGAATAATCTGGCGCAAAATAAAATGGTGCGGTGTGATCGCATAAAGCGACATTTCCATCGGGGTCGTTGTTGAAATGATCTTTCCCACCCGTCAAAGAATCGCGCACAACAGCGCAAGGCGCATCAATAACAGGAACGCCCATATCAATTGAAACAGGCGTATCAAGGACGATAGGCGGTTCAATATGGATAGGTTCTGGGATATGTATGTTCGGTATATTTATTTCTGGTATTTCCAAAATTTAAAATGGAATTACGTTGCCTGTTGATTTTGGTAATTCTGGAACTTCTGGTAAAGGTATCTTATCAATAACTTGTTGAATCATTTTTTCTTTAAAATCATCACTTGTTACCATCATGTAACCATAGACGCCTGCGCCTAACATTGACGCGCTGATGATAAAACTTAAAATAGATAATATTTGAGAAATTTTTGCCATGAGATCAGCCTTTGCCCGTGCATTAGTACCTGTTACAATTATAACCTTCTGCGGAATATGTGCATTAGCACCACTTTATGTGGGGCTGTCAATAATTTCTACCAAGGTACACCAGAAGTCGTAGTCGGGGTTTTTAATTCTGTGATCTGTGCAGCGATTCTTGTTTCAATAGCTGTTACTTCATCAGAACCTAATGCAGCTTTAGCCCATACAATAGCATTATCTTTTGTTATGTCTTTATATGCAGTAAAAGAACCGCTATCAGCTTCGGCAAGTCCTACAGAACCATAAGCATAACCAGTATGATCGCCATCTTCATCACTAGCTGTCCAGTGTACAACAGTAACAACATCAGATAAAGAACCTACAGTTTTTGTTGCATCTAATGAAGCAATATCCCAAGTAACAGCCATAATAATAAGTGATTAATTTTATTTTACTTTGATTCTACTGTTTGAACAGCTTCAGTATTAACATCAGGTAACTTTGCAAATTGTTTTAATGCTCCTTGATCTTCCATGATTGGTTGCATTAGTTGATTTTTTTCTGCTACTTTTTGTTGTATTTCTTTTTCAAGCATTTGTGCTTTCGCAATATTTAAATCAAGACGAGTTTTTGTTTCGTCATAAAGTTCTTGAGGTGTTGCCATAAAATTAATTTAAGTTATCCAATATTACTAGGCTGCCTCTAATGCTGCAACTTTGGTTTCCAACACTTCTATTTTTGCTATAGCTTCCTGTAAACACTTCATTGCTTTCATATAAAGAATAGAACTTTTTACATGTTTTGTAACAGTGCCTAAATCTTCATTTGTGTCTGGATCTCTGTCAATAACATCTTCAACTAAACCGGCAGAAACAAGTTCAATTTCTTGTGCAACAACACCTAACATTTTTTTACTTGGATTATCTTTGAAATTAAAATTTCTAAATTTTATAGCTTTAATATCGTCCCATTGAGATTTTGCATCAACAATATTTTCTTTTAATTTTATGTCAGATGTTCCACCATAAGAATTGTTGCGACTAGAAAAACTCCCTGCCCTTGTAATTGCACCTGCAGTTGCACTACCACTTGAAACTTGCAAAAGTGTATTTCCGTCATTTCCATCATTTGTTGTCCTAACTCTTATACCAAATTGCTGTCCAGAATTACTACCATCATGCTGAAACCAGTGAATGTGTTGGTTGTTAGTATCAGTATGACTTTCATGAAAAGTACCAGTTATGCTTTGATATGAAGCATTAGTTGAAGCTTTGAAGTGACCAGAATGTGTAATTCTTACTGCTTCAGTAAATGTATTTGCTGCTGTTCTTCTATAAAAAACGTGTTGATTTCCAGTGCCGGGGTTGTTAGGACTTGTACTACCATTTGCAAAATATCTAATTCCACCGCCGAACGGGTCAGAAGTGGGATCACCTGCACTTAATCTTATTCCCGCGCCTGCTGTAGTATCATTTATGGCGGGTTCTGTTCCTGTAAAAGTTGATAACCCTGAACCTGCACATATTGTTAGACTTTGACTTCCAGAAGATGCAGTATGCCTTTGTATTACTGGAAATCTATCTCCTAGTCTGCCAACCATTAAATCATTTGCAGCGACAACACCTGCTACTTCTAGTGATTGATCTGGGTCTGTTACTCCTACACCCACGTTCCCGGAGCTAATAATTCGCATTTTTTCACTACCACCATTTAATCCAAATGATAAGAAATTAGAAGCATGACTATACAGTATATACCCAGAACCATTATCAGATTCATCTCCAAAACGTATTTCTTGATTATTTGAACTAGGAGATAAGAATTGTAAAGCTGTGTCTCCATTTTTTTCTAAAGTTATGACAGCAGATGCAGCAGCAGAAATAGAACCCGCGCTACCTGCAAAAACATGGAACAAAGAATCAGGGGTTGAAGTGCTTATTCCTATTCGATCATTACCTGCATCTACATGAAATAAATTTGCATCTGTATCACCTTCAATTCTAAAATCTACATCTGCACCATCTTCATTAAATATTGTTGTGGCTCCTAACTCCATCCTTTCAACACCGGCAGTTGCCACGTTAAAAGTATCAGCAGCGGAACTAAAAATACCTGTATTCAGATCGTCTCGAAAAGCAAGACCCGGCGTACTTGCAGAGCCATCCTCAAGAGTCAAAGTACCATCAAGTTGTAAAAGTTCAACCCAACCATCATTTGCGCTGTTTCGTATTTTTAAAATTCCTGTTGTAGTATCAGCCCACCACATATAAGCGTATTTTGTTGAAGGCTCTGAAGAACTTGAATTATTACTTACAATCGCAGCTAAAGCATTGTTGATGTCTGCCCGGACGTTGGCGCCGGTTGAGTTGTCTATAACATAATCATGCGTTGCCATTGTGACTCTATTTTTTCTTTAAGGTTATCATAATTTTAAGAACCGCGCCCAAAACCAACAGCGGTATATCTAAAATTCCGATCAACAAAACTTGAACCGTTTTTAATATCTATTGAAAAACCAGTTCCACTAATATTTGACAACAAGAATGTATCTCCCGCCTGTGCGTTTTCGATGGAAATTCCTATTGATGGCAAAGCTGAACCCGCCGAAATACTTGTTCCACTACTGCCCGTGAAAAACGAATTTTCAAAAACCACTGCCTTTTGTGAAGTGCCTGAAGCAATTACAGCCGTGCGGTTTTCTGTTCTTCTTTCTAATTCTGCGCTGTATCCTAATTGATCGATTTCAATTGATTGCGCGGGGTCATCTGATGTCATTTCGCATTTAAATCTAAAACCACGCCCGATAAATGTTCCATTCGCAAAAGTATTATAAGCTGTAAAGTCTGCGCCAAAAGTGCAATTTCCGCTTGTATTTAATGAAGTTGCAGAAGTCAAAACAAAACTGTTTGCATCAGGAACAGATTGAATTTGATATTCGCCATCGACCCCTGTTCCGCTTGTAAAATCAACAACAACAAAACTTCCCGCAGCGTAACCGTGAGAACTTTTTGTGATTGTTATAGTTGTACCTGCGCCGCCAGAACCATCGTTGATTGTATAAGTTCCAGAAGTCGAAACGTTAGGGTCGCTGTCTGTTTGGCTGACAAGTAATTTTGCGTTTACATCAAACGCTGTCGCGGAATCCACATCCGTCCATGTATCAATATTTCCTGTTCTACTATCAAACAAATCATTCGGATAAAAACCTTGTGTCACAAAATGACGTTTTAAAATTAAAGGTTGTTTGGTTCCTAAATCTAATTTATTTGCAAATTCATAGGAGCCAGAAGAAGCAACATCGCCAGAAAAATCAAAATCTGAAAGTTGGTCAACATCTGCAACAGTATCAAATAAAACTGTTGAATCTAAAACAAGGCCATTAACATCATCACTAAAAAAAGCATTTACTTTTGTGCCTGCAAAAGGTGGCGAATCTGTATCTTCTCTATCTGTAAAAACTGCAAGTTTTGGCAACGGGTCAGGCGTTGTAACAATTACAGATGTTTCTCCTTCGCTTAATCTTCCGCCATCGTCACGAAACTTAAGAATATATTCGCCAGTCAAAGCGGGAACAAGTGTTTCTCCGATACTTCCCGGTAAAGCAGGTAAAAGATCAACTGAATTTGTAAAGGTGCCAGTTCCATCTGTAAGGTTTGAATGTCTGACTATTACGTTTCCGCCGTGTGTTACGTCAATATCCGTTGCCTTGTCAAAACGTAGTCGTACAAACTGATCTGAAACAGGCTCAACAACCAAATTTGACACATTTTGAGGTCTTGCAGTTTTACCAACAGCATTAAATGTTAAATCGTTTGAAGTTGCAGAAAGTTGCGCGTTTATGTTGTAACTAAAAACTTGGATTTCATAAGTTCCAAGCTGACTATTCATAATTTCAAAATCAGGACTTGAAACTTTTGTTGAAACAAAATTTCCGTTATTGAAACGATAATTAACTTGATATTCAACAACACCTGTTATTGGTTGCCAACTAATAATTATTTTAGATACGGCTTGATTATTTATCGGAACAATTTTTTCTACCGCTGAAAGGTTAGAAGGCGGCGGTTGAAGTTCATTTAATATTGAAACATTTCTTACTGGTAAAGTCGCACCATCTTCAATAAATGCGTATTTAGTATCAATGTAAGATAAAGCTGTAATCGTATAATTTATTGAATCTGTTTCTTCGACTGTAATTACTCTAAATTTTTGCGATTCAACTGTAGAATTTTGAATTAAATATATTGTGTTTGCGTTTGGGGTCTGACTAAATGCCGCAGAAACAGTAATAACACCGTTTGTTATATCTGATATATCCTTTGTCTCGACTGAGCCATCTGGCAAAATCAAAGATAAAGTCGGGCTGTTTGTTGTCGGTAAATCTGTATTTTCAGTATCGTCAACTGTAACAACAGTTGTTGAAGTAACGCTTTTTAACCTTCCTGAACGCCTTACACCCGCACGAACAGGGTCATTTATCTCAATAACAGCACCCGGCCTACACATCAAGCCGCCTTCCATTGATGTCGTAAATGTCACTAGTTCAGATTCATTTGCTTCTGAAAATGCAATCGCCTTTGCCAATCTGAGCGCTTGACCCCGCGATGTAACCGCAAAACCTTTTACCTGTTTAACAACAGTTCCAATTTTTGCTGATAAAGTAGTATTTTCAAAAACTTCATAATCTATATTTTGCGAATCCATGTTGTAATAACTAACAGATATTACAGAATGTCTTTGTTTTAAACTTGAACCAGAATAATTGAAACCATCATTTCCCACGTTGGCAAGTGAGAAAAGGAACGAGGAATCTTTGGGAGAATCTTGAGCAAGTAAAATACTGCCCGTTGACCAAATTGGCATACAACGCATCACGCCCGCAAGTTCATTTATCAAATCAAACGCAGAACTTGAAGATTGAATATTTACATTGCAAGAAAATCTTGCTTCCTGTCCGCCGAATCCATCATCAACAAGAGTATTTGCAAATTTTGATGCCGTTACAAAAGAAAACAAATCAAGGTTTGCATCTGCAATATGTGTTCCAAATCCATATCTTTCTGTGGTCAAAAGATCAAGCAAAATCATTGCAGGGCAACTTGTCCAGACCGCTGAACCCATAACACCATTAAAAATATATCCGTCAGGATAAACAATTCGGCCTGTTGCAGAATCGACAGTTGGCGTTCCCGAACTAGAGGCACCGGCGCCCGGAATCCTTACTTTGATACCACGAATACGAAATTTCCGGCGTGGAATTGAACTGAACTGTTGAGAATCAAGCCTTATTGCGTTATACGCTGAGTTTGCATAAGTACTTGCATCGTCAATGATTTCTGCAAAACTTGTGAATTGAAACGCATCAAT